CAACGTAAAAACTGCTTTGCAATTTCTACTTTATCATCACCCGCTTTTAACATTTTAACGAGTGTTGAATTGCAAAAACCACTTTTGCCAACAATTTTATCACCTACGCCAATGTTATACGCTAAACACACACAAGCATCAAATTCGTTTTGCGTTAGATCAACGCCCACATCATTAACGGCTTTTTCATATTGCCCAATCGTTGCAGCCAATAAAGCCAAAGCCGCACCTTCATTAGGTAGCGTTCTGTTTTTAGTGACAGGTGTACCATCACCATAATGCGTTGAGCCAATGCCAATAGTCCACACTCCCGCTGGGCATTGGTACGCTTTGAGTTTGCATCCTTCAAATTCTTTAATTAAATTTAAACCGCGTTCGCTGATTTTCATTTCTTTCCTCGCATCAATAAAATAGTGGTAATTTTTTGCGTTAAACGAATCATATCGTTATCAAGCACACGAATCTGATCTATAAGCTCAACTAATACAATATAGGCTTCTTCAAGTATCGGCTTAACTATAGTCGTCGCCCAAACCCACACATAATAGACAATGTACCCCATGCCACCCGATGCAATGATTGGGAATCCATACTGATTGATGTATGTTGCAACGCTGGTTGTGTCCATTAGTCTTTACGCTCAACGGGCTGAAGTTTTGGCTTGTCTTTTTCTTGCGGTATTTCGAGCGCATCAGCCATTAAAGCATCAATTCGTATAATGTCATTACTCATCGCTGTAACGCGCGTGTCGAGCTGTTTAATGATGCTAATTAAGCCATTGATACGCTCTTGAACACCATCAAGCAAAAACTTAACCGTGAGAAAAACGAAATACAAACCAACACAAGCAGATGCAATCGGAAAGCCTACATCTGTTGCAAACTGCAACATTTCCATTATTTACTAGTCCACCAAGTAAGAAACGAAAATAACGCGCCAACCGTGAAAACGATTCCACCGATAAAGCCTTTATATCTTGTTTGGTCGTTTTTCATTTCTTCAAGCGCGTGAATTATGTCATCGAGTTTATCGTTTTGACGCTTGAAATCATCCTCAAGCGTTTCAATCCGTTGCTCCACTTTGGCTAATCTGCAAGCGTCATCAGGCATTTGTCACCTCAACCCAAGATACTGTTGATTCATCCCAGTAATAGCGTTTGTCATCTTGCGGATAAGGTACAGGCGGCTGCCATGACATAGTGTCAATGTCACCAACCCATGAAGGGTATGGCTTTCTAGCTTGATGCTCTGCTTGTTTATCTGCATCAAACTCTACTTGTGATAACACTTTTAAAACACCTACTAGCGTTGTATCTGCATCATCATCACATGTTCCCCAAATTAATGGTGGCTTACTGAGTGAACCATCAGCAGTTGAAGGGATAGGAAAATCCGATTCATTTTGAAAGATAAACTGAAAGCCTTTTACATTTGGTATTGCAGGCCCAGTTCGCATTGGTGCTTGCGTGCAAAGAATACCCGTGTCTGCGTCAATGTTTGTTAGTTGTATGTACATAATTTTCTTTTCCGTAATACCATTTTAGTTAATTTTGCATTAAACCAAGCTCCAACCATACCTAATGTTTTCGCTAGCTTTAATCGTTCTTTATAAGCATTAGTATGTCTAAGCATACCTAAATAACTATTTACTGTAGGTCTGAGTTTGTATAAATCCGATTTACCTTTTATCTTTTTGTAGCAATTATACACTGTACTTCGTCTTATATACATGGAGTAAGGTCTTATTATAAACCCAACAAAGTTCACACCATTTGTAGTTTTATTAATTTCTTTTTTGTTAGGATGGAATGCTATGCCTAAATTATTATTAATAAATGTATTCATACTGTCATAAATTCTATTTAACTTGCTTGAGTCAGTATCGATAATAACAATATCATCAACGTATCTAGCATAATATTTTGCTTTCAAATGATGCTTAACATACTGGTCAAGTTCATTGAGATACACGTTAGCAAAAAATTGACTAGATAGGTTTCCAATTGGAAGTCCTCGATTGTGTTTAGCTTGTAAAAGACTTTTATGGTGAGGTACTTTATTAAGTAAAAATTTATTGCTCTTTATAAGAACCCCGTTTTTATGCTCATTATAAAGAACTATTTTTGTTAAGTTAAACCACCACTCATCTGTAATTTTTTTAGCAAGTAATGATTCAAGTATGGTTTTGTCTATTGATACAAAAAAATTAGCTACATCTGCTTTTAAATAAAAAGTGGCTACAGTATTGTTTTTAGATGCCGATATCATAAAATGCTGAACTCTATTAGCCGCTTTTAACGTGCCTTTTTCAGGTATGCAAGCATAACTATCGTAAATAAATGAGTTATAAAACAATTGCGAATATCTGTTATATATAATATGGTGGACTATCCTGTCCCTAAAGTTAGCCGCCCACACTTCTCTTGCCTTTGGTCTTGTAACTACAAAACAAATTGACCGCTGGGGTTGGTAGCGGTTTTCAATCAATTCGTAATACAAATCCATTAAATTTCGTTCAAGGTTTTCCTCAAACATCAACGCATTCCATGTATTGCGTTTTGCTTTCCTACAATCGTAGTAAGCCTTAAAAAGTTCCGAAACAGTTAAATTGCTATTCATAGTTAAACGTTATCACCGAACAGCTCTGACGTAGGTACTATTGTTCTTATTGTTGGTGTTCTGATTTCCATTGTTGAAGTTCTGTTTCCATGCGTTGTTAGCATTGTTCTCAGTAGAAGACCAATAGTTGTCAGAGGCAAACGCAATGTCATATACTTACACGACAATTAACCGAATACTCAGCTAATCGACTGGCTTTCGCCCTTTCGTTACAAGTAACGGATATGACCCGAGATAACAAGGACACTAGATATTGCCGTGACACTATCTACTCTGCCATTGCTTGATTATATGAATGGCTAGACCAACCCTGTGCTTGACGAGAGATTGAATCTGTTAATGTAACTATTTCGGAAAAACTGTCAATATTGATTAAGTGCATATCTTTTGATAATCTAAGTAATAAGTCTACAACTTGCACTCGCTCCAATATACCTTGTATGTATTCTTGCTTTTTTGAAGCAGAATTTGCTTTGTAAATATAGACAACAAGCTCAATACACTCATTTAAAAGTTTTTCACCTAATGAATATTTAAAATCTTTAGGGAATTCTTTTGTCTTTTTTACAATCAACTCGAGTAAATTATAAGTTGTTTTGTATATAGGTAAATGTTTGTATTGAGCCATAAAAGCCTTTTAAATGATTAAATAATTAAAGGTTTAACGCTGTTACACAGCGATTCTCCGAACAGCTCTGACGTAGGTACTATTGGCCTTATTGGGGGTGTTCTGATTTCCACCGTTGAAGTACTGGCTCCATGCGCCGCTAGCATCGTTCTCAGTCGAAGACCAATAGTAGACAGAGGCAAACGCGTTCGTTTCACCAGTTCTAAAGCCGATACCCGCACTTGTTTGAGCTGGTGAACCACTTGTGTAGTTCGTGCTTACAGGCTCTGGTGATACTGCGTTGGCATTTGCGCCTGCACCAGTATCGTTAGCGTCAGTAGTCGGTTTTAAAAAGTAGTACAAAACTTCAAGCTCATTTTTGGCGGGTAGATACCAATCACTATAACCCCCGATTGTTAATCCTTCACAGAAAATAGCGGCTTGATATGACGCACCAAGTGCTGCTAATGACGCAGAGTTTGTTGGTCCAGCAATGATAGACGTTATTCCCGTTGTCGTTCCATAAACGCCCCATGTTCTACTTGAATTTTCTCCTGACGCTTTAGGAGCAACAATTAGATAATACTGCGTACCCAATACGTTAATCTTGCCCGCGTAAAAACCTCCACCATAAGCTTGACCAATGGTTGTTGGACCGTATGACTGCGCTGGCCATGCACCTGCTTTAGCGGCTTGCATTTGTTGGCTCATTGTCCAAACGCCCACCGCCGCACTTGTTGTTGTTGTTGGTGGAGTAGCAGATATAACCCCGCCTATATATCTCATAGACATAACGCCACCTTAGCTGATTAGCTCATAAGATACAGTAAACACCAGTTTACTTGCTGTTCCCGATATGACTGATATACAAGTACCTTCTTCAAGATAAAATGCAGTAGTCTTATCCGTAACAATTAGTGTTGCGTCTGCTGGAACACCTACGGTTGAAGCTAATGCGTAAGCAGTACCGCCACTTGGTGCAGAACCTTGAGCGACTGCGCCATTAGTATAAATTGATACTGTAGCATCGACTGCATTAGTTCCATCCACATTCGCAACGACAATATTGTTAATTTTCATAACAGTACCAGAAGACGCTGCATTGGTTAAAAGTACAACGGCTGTCGTTACCGATGGGGTAAGATAAGTTGTTTTACCGTAAATGGTTGTTACGTTAACTATATTTGGATTTGCCATTTTATATATTCCTTAAAATCCGAAAATCATTGCCATTGCAATGGATTTGCCTGTTGATACTGCACCAGTAACTGCTGTAACGCTAATAGACCATGCCGCTATTGTTCCGCTGCCATTAATAACGGTTACGTTAACAACTAACGATGTACCAGAAAATGAGGTGACTTGCCCAACCATATAATTAGTTGGCGATGCAGTTGATGCAATAATAACATATTGCCCTACTGTATATGCTTTGCCGCTTTCGGCAAGCGTTAACGATTTTGATCCTGTTGCAATCGACAACGATGTCGTGCTTGTAGAATTTGTTGTTGCACCACCAAGAACGCTATTAGCAGTATTTACAACATAATTTGCAATTGAAACTTGATTGGTAAAACACGGAACAAATCTTGTGCGCCACCCGCCATTTCTAAGGCCTGTTGTTGTATTATCATCATCGGTAACAGTTGAACCGTCACCACCGATTGCTGTGCTAAATGTTACACTGCCCGTCATAATAATTCCTTAATTTCGTATGTTGTTTGATATCGTGTGTTGTATGGCTGTGAAATAGGCGACAATGCGCGTAAACGTCCTAAAAACGAACGCCTTTGCAGATTAAGCGCGTCTGCACTATCCCAGATATAAAGCACTTCTAAATCTGTACCTGATATTTTCATAATATCATTATTTAAAATTGATTCTGCATAAGTTAAATGGTCAAGCGTAAATTGTGCAATCCTAAAACTTTCTCGTCTATCAAAAAATTCAGCGCCACTAATTGCAGTATCAATAATAGTTGGTGATTCATAGCCAATTGATGCGCCTAGGTTCATATTTAAAACTGGCTGGTAAGTTTGCCCTACAAAAATACGCCCTAATTCAACATAGCCGTCTGTGTTTGTGCTATCGAAAAATTCAATTTGATAATATTTTGCTGCGACTATTTGCGGGACAACGTAAATTATGTTTTTAGTGTAATAGGAAATTTCTTCTTGCGTTGGCAATAAATCCCAAAAATGCTCATCTTCCCATTCATAAGTGCCATAGGGCGAGCTAGGCCATACGTCGAGTGTGCCAGAATCATAAACTAACGTAGTATATGCGCTATCTGAATAAACGCGATAACGCCATGTAGAATTTACCGATAAATTATGCGCAATAATGCCGAGCGTTGAAACAATGCGCTCAATGTCTGTTGAAAAACGCAATTTAGTTGAAGAATTTGCAGCGTTGGTTGATCGTGCTTTTTTTGATAATTGACGTGTTTTAATATTGTTTAATGGCAATGATGTTGACCACGAGCCATACGCTGCAAAGGTAGCTGCATCAATCCTGTTTTGATAACCAATGATTGTATTACTCATGTCATCCCCAAAGCGTTAGTGTGGCGCGGTTTTTTGAATAGTCTGATTCAATGCCGATAATTTTAAATAGTTTACCAGAATTTAAAGCAAAACGATTCATTGTTACGTTTACAACATTGTTTAGATCGGGCAATGTGATTGTTAAATCAAGCGCAATTGTGACCGTGTACAAATCACGGCTTGTTTTGTACAAATTAAGCAATCGAGTTGCCTCTGTTTGAGCTGCTGTAGCATCAACCAATAACGATTCTTTTTCAATTGTAGGAGCAAGCGCATATTGTGTTTTTATGGCGGAATCTTCTGCTGATTTTGTTAATGCAGGCAAAGACAAAACACTTCTACGCGCCGCCGTAACTGCTCCAGCTAAATCAAAATCCTGAACGCTATAATTTTTTTGATACGTTAAGTTAACGCGCCACGCTGGAATGCCTTTATCAGTGTCGTTTGTTCGACCATGTTCAATGCTTAAAATGTTATTTATATCGATTTCAAGTGTTGCGCTACCGCTTGGCGCGGTAAATAAACCCATACGCAATACCCCCAGCGCGTCAAATCCGAAATATGCGCCAATTGATTGAGATACTTTATCCATTGCTACCATCGCTGAATCTGCGCCATCAATCCATATTCCAATAACGCTACTGTTTGCTGTATCTAATGCGGTGACATCGCTCGAATTTATATCACCAGATGCAATACCAGCCTTTAACGCCATCGCCTTTAAAACTTGCGCCACTGTGCGATTAGACGATGCTGCGCCTTGTGTTGCATCACAGGTCAATAATCCCGTTGGCACAGCACCTAAGCGAATATAGCCAAGTGCTAAACAAGTGATAAATGTTCCGCTTGCCGGTGACGCTGCGTGTAGTGTCGTGACGTTTGCATAATCAGCACCAGCGGTTAATGCAATACCTTTGTCGTAAACGTTGCTAACTGATTGGATTGCGCCATCATTGATCTGATACGTTAGCTTTGAGCTATTTACCATGATAGGCGCAATATTAAACACTTGACCATATAACAATGGCTTAGGTGATTTTGCAATATCCGCAACACCTTCCACGCCATCAGGCAGCGCATTATTACCAGCATAAAGCGTTGTCTGCAAAGGCATATCAACAATGGCTAATTTATCCCGCGCAAGTATAGTTACTTTTGAAAAAGTAAACTCAACTTGTTCCATCGTGCCATTTAAAATAGTTGTAAATGCAGAATAAGCGTCACCTTCATTTCCAATTTTAATGACAAGTGAACGTCCATCGAACGAATAATTGAGAATTGAATCTAAACCGCCATCGACATTAGATAACTCAACCGCGCCATAATTAACACGGCTTGCACCGCTTGTTGTGCCGTTGCTGTAAAGTGATCTGCTAATTGATGCAGGATTAGTAATTCTGTCATCATAAAACGTATTGGCGGGCGTATCAGTGGGTTTTGTTGTGTAAGCCATTGACGCATAACGCAGCACTGTTGTTGTTCCCGCTGCGTCAATGGCTGCTGTAATTTCTACAATATAAATCATGCTGCCGCCTCGAGTTTCGCTTTGCGTGAAATAGTATTTAATTCTTCTTTCATGCCTTGCATTTCGTTTATCAATGCTACGTTAGCGTTAGATTGCAGATTGACGAGCGCTTTTAATTCAATAATTTGCTCTTTCAATAACGCGCTTTGATCGTCAATCGCATTGCCAATTGAATCGAATAACCCCGTCGTTTGTTGGTGGCTAGTCACATTTGCAGGTGAGGTAAAGTTAACCAACTCCGCGCCTTGTTCACCTACAAGTGATAAACCGCTAGCCATACCACCGTTGGCGTAAGGTTTTACTGTAATGTCAGACATTGCGTTAGACAAAGTAATTGCCGAAACAATATCTGAAATTGTACTTGGTGCTTGATTGTATGACGCGTTTAAATCAAGAGGTCTTACAGGATTTATTGAATCAACACCATAATTCATATTCATATTAGCCGCACGCAATGACGCTGCATCTTGCGCTGCTATTGCCATTGCTTGCGCTTGCGCTGCTGCTGCACTTGCTGCTGCTGCCGTTGCTGCTGATTGCTGGTTAATGATGTTTATTTCACTTTGTTTAATTACGTCTGATAAATCAGTTAACAAAGTTTTATTCATTGCAAGCGCATTTGAAAACGTTAAATCTGCTGATATGTAATCTTTAACCGCTGTTGATAATTTTGAAATGCCACCATCAACCGTGTCTGTTTTTGTTTTTAAATCCTCTAATTTTGCATTAGCTGTTTCAGCGGCAGTTAATTGCTGCGTCATCAAATCAATTTGTTCATTAGTTTTTGCAAGTGCGTCAGATACGTTTTGAGCTACAAGTTTTTTATCTTCTTCATAGCGCGTTGTATCAATTGCGGATTGTTCTGCTAATGCTGATTGATATTGTTTAATGGCTTCATCAACAGATAATGCAGTTTCATCAATGCTAATAAGTGATTTATCGGCTGATTCTGCTGCTGATAATTGTTTGTTTAAAATGTCTATTTGACTATCAGTTACGCCAGTTGCTTTATCTAACGCTACTAATACCGATTGATAATCAGTTTGATAATTTGCACCTGTAGCATTGTATTTTAATGATGCGTCTAAAAACGCTTTTGCTACGTTTGGCAAATCGGTTAATGCTTGCGCATTTCCACTAGCTGCCAATAAATTAGCATCTTCAAACGCTTTTTTAGTTGATTGATAAACCGATTCGGGAGATCCTTGTGGATTACCTGCACCAGTAAGCTCGTTTTTATAATCTTTAAGTGTTTGAGATATGTTTTTAAACTTATCGCGTAACGTAACCAACGAATTATAAACAGTTTGTAATGATTTTACTGTTGTATCGCTTTGAGCTTTAGACGCTGACAAAAATGCTTTTGAAACGCTTGTCATATCTTGCAATGCTTGTTCATTTCCGCTTTTTGCAAGCTCTGACGTTTTTAAGAATAACGCCTTTGAATTTTCATAATCCGATGCTGTATTGTTTAATTCATCAAGATAATTGCTAAGCGTTGTTGCAATGTTTGAATATTTGTCGCGCATTGCAACTAACGCTTTATATGCGGTATTTAGCTCTGTAGTTGCCGCGTTTAATTGCGCAATTGCATCCGTTAGCATATTTAATGATTGCGTATAAGTAGCCGTTAACCCATCCATGCCTTTCATGGATTTTTCACGCTCAAGTCTTAACGCTTCTTCTTTTGCTGCTGGATCTAACTCACCCATTTTTTTATAAATGGCAATGCGTTGATCTTCTGTTTTTGAAATTAAATCTTGTTGTTCTTTAATTTTTGCATTGATTTGAGCGGTTGCATCAGTAACGTATTTAGCAGATTCCTCTGCTACTGACGTAAAATCACCGGCCATAAGAATTAACTTGGTTAGAATATAATTTCCAGCCTCTGTTGTATCTTTTGCCGCCTCTTGCACAATGTATTTATAAACATCAATAGCGTCCTGCGCGTTGCTTGTTAATTTAGGCATATTGATAAAACCTAATGACCACAAACTTTGCTGCATTTTTGACGCATTTGCATTGGCTAACTGTTCAGGTGACATTGTTGATTTCATAAAATCGTTAATTGACGCGCTAAACGCAGATATTCCACCAGCTACATTAATCATGTCTTGTGTTAATTTAACTTCCCCTAACCCAATAGCCGCTAATCCTGCTTTGATGCTGTTTAGACCTTTAAACGCTTCAATAATATCGTCTGCTGTTCCGGGCAATTTTCCAATAATCTCGTTTACGTCTGTAAATGATGATGCTAATTGAAGTGATTGAACAATCATTTGTTTTTCAATATCGCCGCGCTTTTCTACAATATCGCTATATTCAATAGCGTTAATACCCATTGCTTTTAGCTTAGAATTTGCTGTTGCAATAGCAACCGTTACACGCATTAAGGTTTGATAATACCCTTCTTGTATTTTTTGAGATTCAAGAAATTGAGGCGATAACATAGCCATTTGATCTGATAATTTTTCAAACGCTGCGTTTAGCCGTTCTTCATTTATTGTAGCGTTTTCTTGGTTTTTTTGACGCGAGCCTTTTCCTGTATAGTTAGTGCGTTCCATTGGAATTCGCCCTAACTCAATATTAAAATTATTTACTTGATCTGTTAAAGTTGCAGTGTTTTGACCTAATAAATCAGCGGTTTTTATAATACTATTACCAATTCCTAAAATAGTATCTGTAAACGCCTCTTTCACACGTTCTTCAATTGGCTTATATGATGTTGTTATCCATTGGCGAGTTGATTTTGATAATCCAAAAAATGAGCTTTTTGTTTCAGTAACTAAAACATCAATGTATTGCTGAACGCTTGTTGTGCCATTTTTTACAACACTTGAGTACAACTCGTTCATAAACTTAAAACCACTTCCAGCAAATTGTTTTGTGATTTTTGTAACTGTAGCAAATGCCCCTAAAATCAAACCAAGAAAAGGCATCACAATATTGCTGATTGCTGTACCAATTCCAAAACCAGCCCATCCGCTGCTTAAAGATCCAAAAGCTCCAGTTGTTTTTGATGATCCTGCTAAATTTACTCCATTTTTACCGAAATCCATTTGCTGAGCAACTGAGCCACTTACGTTGTCAATAGAATAAGTTAACTTTTGCAGACTTTCTGCCATTCCTTTTGAATAATCTAAATCTGCTGTTGAATTTGAAGAAATAATATCAAGTGCATTAATAATTGATTTTGATGCGTCACTACTTCCTAAAACTGTCCCTCCAATAGTTTCATTGTATTTTTCTGATTGTGCTTTTTGATAATCTGTCCCCGACATTGTTGGTGCGCCACCACTACCTCCAGCCATTGCAACACCAATTGCAAGCATAAACGCTAGCATTGCCGCGCCTGATGCAAACCCAAGTGGAAACGGTGCTGCAGATGCTGCTGCAACCGCTGACGTTCCCGATGCTGTAGCTTTTGCAGAATCTGCTGCTACGTTTGGTCCTACCGATGCTGCATTAGCCGAAGTTTGCGTAAATAATCCAGCAATATAAGCACCAACCTTTGCGCCATTATCTGCAATCATACGAACCATTGACAT